CTTGATCAATCCACTGTGAATCGAGAATCCATGTTTTATCAAAAAATTTAAGCCTTGTATTTAACTGTTCTTCCTGGCGCTGTGTGAATGATCTCCCTCGTTCAGTAATACCCGCGACTGCAACAGCGTTTTTTGTAAAGAAAGCATTAACAGGTCCTTCAAAAATATAAACACAATCATGATCACTGCTTATTCTATCGATATTGAACAAAGTCTTTTCTGCATTTACTTTTCCTAGATATTTGGGTTTTGTTTTCTTGTCTTTATTTAAAACCGTCCTAGTTTGATAAAATTCAATTTCATCATGTTCATTAAAAAACGGTATAACAAGTCTATTCTTATGAACCATATCCGCCAACGATACGTATAGAGCTTCCGGTTTATTTACTGCAGTATCTAACCGTCTCTCGGTAATTAGATGTCGAACAGCTCTAACAATATTGTTGCTATCGTAATAGTCAAGCTGAAACTTATCAGACAAATTAATGCTATCTTTAGGTAAGGTCTCGACTTTAAAAGTTGGTTTAGTTTCTTCATTATTTACAATTATATCTTCTACATCAGGTACATATTCCTTTAACTCCTTTATAATATCCTCATCCGTACTACCTGCTACTTCCTTAATCCATCTTAAAGGCTTCCCAGACCAACCACAATTGTGACAAAATATGTTCTCGTTTTTGGGTATATAATAACAACGGCGCTTCTTACCTAATGACTTACCTTCTCTACAGATAGGACAGCTGCATTGATAAACATTATTAAATTTGTTATATTTTGGATAAAACCCCAGTTCAAAAAACTTAAGTATAACAAAATCTTCAGGAAGCGATATCATTTAGTTTATTATAGAGGCTTTTCATAAAAAACAAATTATGCCAGTCTTCCTTTTTATCTAAAATACGTTTAAAAGAATGCTCCTCACAATAATTAAGAAATGTTTTATAACACGCATCAACTTCAACCGATAATTGTTCCTTATAATACTGCTCTTCTTCTGGTAGTTCTTTATACTTCTTTAAACAAAATATATCTGCATTTCGTTTAAATATCTTACGTTCTTTTTCTGTTAAAATATACCCTGGGTCTTCTAGATATTTTCGAACTGTCTTTTTCCCAAACCCCGGTATACCCGGGACGTTATCAGATGCATCACCTATCAAACATTTTGCTGTATACCATTCATCAACATCTTTAAACCCTGTTTGTTCTTCAAAATTATTGTCTTCGAAGAATTTCTTACGCATAGGATCATATAATGTGCACTCAGAATTAACTAACTGTAAAAAATCACGATCCACAGAAATAATAACTTTATCACCTTCATGTTCTCTACAAATATAAGCAACAATATCATCAGCCTCTAGCTCACGGGGGAAAATAGAATTAATACCCATTGAATGGAGTATAGATTTAATCACTTCATTATTTTGATGAGGTGTTAAGTCTTTAATTCGATTACCTTTATACCTTTCTAATATACTCTTACGTATATTAGGCTTATAATCTTTCTTTTCATCCCATACAAATATAGTAGTATCTGGAACAAATTGTTTCACGTAGGAGCTCACAGCGTTGAGCGTGAAATACACGTGGAAGTTACTTACTTGGTAATCCGTAGACTCGGTCGTCTTCGCTACCGACTTCGCTGTGTGAAACGTTCGGTGTATTAAGTTGTTGCCGTCTATTATCAGGGTCTTCATTTTTTCTATATTGAGCCTCCACAACAGAATAAACCCTTTTTGGTAGCCTCTCTACAAATTTAATTATATCATTGTTCCTTCCGTTTTCAAATGACTCCCTTGGAACTTTAATATTTTCTACTAACGGTAATGATAGACAACCTACAAAATCTTTTCCCGGTTCAACAACTGTAAACATTTGACCAACGTAGTCTCCTGCTTGTACAGCATATACCTCTCTTTTACAGCATTTCATCTGAACCTGGTGGATTAATACCTTTTATAGACTGCACTTCTGCTGCAAAATACTTCAAAAGAAATGAGTTTAATGCTTCCTCTTTCTGCGGGGTCGCTGCAAGTTTGATATCAAAATGATTACCATTAAAATCATACCCTAAAAGTATATAACTATCCATATACTCGCTTATTATAGCTGATAGTCGATCCGCTAAATCTTTTTTTCTCTTAAATGTTTTTCTATCTTTAATATTTTCCTTAAGAGCTCTCTCGATGATCTCTTTCAACTCTTCATCGTCTTCAGCAGAGTTTTGATTATCGTTACGCATATAATTATTTATTCAAAAACTATCATTATACTTCTGACCTACACCGGCCTTTAAAAGACGTTGAACAACGACTTCTATAGAATCAGTCTTTAAACTAAAATTACCTTTAAAATTTTGATTACCGTCATCAAAGCAGAATAGATATTCATCCTTAAACGGGGTGTTCTCAAAACATGTCACAAAAACGGATGACTCAAATGGGTCTATTAATACTGTCCATCTTCGAGGGTCTCTAGTATTATATTTATCAAATATACGCCAAGTTGTAAAATTATTATCTTTTAATCTTTTAATAAAGTACCCAGGTGTTTTTAGTTTATTCTTTTTTTGCTGATTCACGGTTATCATTGAGTTAAAGCAGAAATTATATATTTTAATTTAATGTCTTTATCTTGAATATCAAATATTACTACACCGTATTCAGTATTTATTTTAACCTCAAATTCATCATTAATACTAGACAATAATCTAATATTATCTAGATTTACGGGTATCGGGTCTAAGGTAAAATCAACTTCATCTAAGCCTATAGTAAAATTATCTGTATTATGACGAGATCTATCAGTAAGCTCGGCCATTAAATTACCATTCTCAGTATAAAAATAAATTTTATTAGTTTCTGATGCAAAAGTACTCCCCTTAAACAATCTTTGCAACATTGTTCGAGTTAATTTAAACTGCACGTCAGAAGTAAACTTACTAATTTTATCTAAATTAATATTAGGCCTGTTTATGAACCCCTCTTCATATAGATGATATTTAAACTTTACATTATCCCCGTTATATTGAATATTATTTGTATTAATATGTAAATTAATATCTGAAACCTCGATTGTATCTAATACACTTCGTAGTTTCTTAACATCAGGAATATTTAAAGTATCCGTAACCCCTAGTTTAGTCTGATACTCTGAGTATAGAATTAATGTGCTATCGATACTAGAAACCAAGCTGGTAATCTTATCTTCTTTGATATCAAGAATAACACCGCTATCGTTTATCTTTGAAATAGCGTCTAAAAATTTTAGAAAATCACTTTTGTTTGTTACCTTTAGCTGTCTTTCCATTACCTAATTTTATGTTAATTTGTTGTAAAAGCAAAATTTGCTTCTCTGTTAAGCTAATTAACTTATCTAACTTAGATGGTTCAGAAAGATCAAATTCTAACTGGTTCCCCTCCGGAGGTGATTCAGTAGCTACACTAGCTATTTCTTGTGCTGCTTGTTCTGGGGTAATTTGCTTAATTTCAGCAGCCTCAGCAACCGGTTGCGGTGGTGGTCCAGGCATGGACCCAGGTATATGTTGCGGTGACATTGCTGGGGTTTTTGCAACTTGTTCAAATTGATTCCTTAACTGATGTGATTGGGGTTGTAAATTACCAGAAGAACCAATAATCATCTGATCCTGTTTATGAGCTTCTCCGTAAGTTTGACCCATTAACTGCATTAACCCTGCTTTTTGCTCTGGTGTCATTATCTCTACTTATTATATTAAAGATCTTTAAGCAAATCGTCAATATCTTCCTCTACAGTATCATTACCAGCGACAACCGGTTCGGGCTCAGAAGGCGCTTCTGTTGGCGTAGGTGCTGAAACATCAACTGTAGATTCTTCTTCTGTTCTACAATGATAATGCTCATTGAGCATAGCTTTAAGATCATCGGTTGATTTAAGAGTAAAGACTTCAGAAAGATCAAACACCCCGTCGTAAATATTTTTCTGCTCATCTTCAGAAAGATCAATTTTACCAGCAGTAGTGAATCTAGAAGAAACATAAGTAGGAAAATCTCCTTGTTGTTCAACCTTAATCTTAAAGTTAACACCATCTTGGCCGAGGTCAAAAATACGAGGACCAAATTCTTCAGCATCTTCACCTTCAATAGCTTCAGTGATGATTTTTTGAAGCTGCTTACCATACCGAAGGATCTTCACCTTTCCGTTATTATCAGGGTTAGCAGGGTCGTCAATAACATAAATATTAACCAACCACTTCTCAAGTCGTCGGATGGCCTGCATCTTCTCTTTTTCCTCTTCAGAGCCAGTGCGTAAGACCTTAAATCTCTCTTCTGCGATAGGATCGCGTTCACCGAACGTTTGCGGGCTTAAAGTCTGAACATATTGACCAGTCGCGAAGGAATTCCACCCGTGGTTGTAGTAGTGAAAGAACGTCTTACTTGGTTCTTTCGAAAAAGGTAACAACCTCACCGTGTATGTATTACCTACCTTAGTAGGCATAATTTCATTAAATGTAGCCGACCCCTTACTCTCGGAGCTAGCTAACGCATCTTTAATCGATTGAAACATTGAAGTATTAAACGTACTCATGTCATAATTATAACCACTAAGAGCTAAACTTCAACAGCTTTTGTTCTATTATTTTGAGCCCTTTTCGAGCTTTTTTCTTAAGTGATTTGGAACTTATAAATTTAACCCTAGTCTTGGAATAAAGATCTGTAAAATCGCTTATAAACCAATCAAATATTGCTGTATCTTTATTCTTTACAGCTGTATCCATATCAAAAGCGTGTAATGTATAGAAATTAATTTTATGGTCTTTTAAATGCCAAAATATCTCCGGGGTTCCTCCTCTCCGCGAAATCTCCACCCCTGTTCCCGGAATATATGTTTTATATTCCGTAAGGGTTATCTTTTTATCTGAGCAATAATTATAAATAAATTTTAAGCACCTTCTAAGAGTATCAATACTCTCTTCACTATCCGGATCTTGTACTTCTCTATCTTTACAATATAACGAATAACATCTTATCGCTTTCCGTGTGTTAAAAAACGATATATCAAAATAATTATCTTTCCCGTATATCTTATATGGCGCAATAAAAAAGTCATTATAGTTAATATGTGTGTATTTAGATAACAGTAAATTAAGTTTCTTTAAAGCTACTTCATCCTTGCTTTCAATATTATCAAAATTCTGTCTTAACCTTACTGGTTTGTTTTTGGCTTTACGTGATGAATATAAGAAGCTATTATAGATAGACTTTTCCTTTTCATTAATCATAATTTAATGTCTGCATTCGAATTAAGGAACTTTGTAATATATTTCGATTTAGTAATCGAGGGTTCAAAGTCTATAAATAGTTTAACTACATCAAAGTTAGTTTCAATGGTTAAGAGTTCTTTTAGAATATTTCTTAATTTCTCTTCCTGTAGGACTAATATGAAAATATTTTGAAAAGATAATTTTTTACCTTTTAATGAAGAACAAAAAGTACAAAAACATAATAATAAATGCTCAGTCTCTTCTTTAATAAGAGTAGTAGATGGCGCTTTCGGTGTATTAATTATTAACATAATTTAAATTGTTTGGCTAGAGTTGCAAACTGTTCTGTTAATTTACCCCCGGCTGAAGCTGCGGTACCGCCGCCTTGACATAGATTTTTAGCTAAAATACTTACATCTACATCACAACTTTTAGATCTTCTAAATGAAACTGCTTTAGCTTGTGAGTTGACTACTATACCGATATCAGCATTATACTTTTTAATTAAAAAATGAGCTAATTCACCAACTGCATAATTAGCAAATGTTGCTACTACATTATACCCCTTTATCTGACCTTTGAATATATCATTATTTTCAATTTGGTCTTTAAATTTTTTAAAAAATAATTTAATAGCATTTTTTTCATAAACAGTAAAGTCTCTAAACCCATCTGAAAATGCTGAAATAAACTTTTCGGTTTTTGGGGTGTTTAGAGTATAATAAATAGCATTTAATTTAAGGGACTCTTTGTATTGTGTGTTATACCAATCATATGTACCAATATACTCAATTAGTAACAATTGCTTATCGGTTAAATAAGTATACAAATGGTCTCCAAACGTATCAATAATTAAATCAACAGTTGACCTATAACCATGGTCTGTGGCTCCCTTTAAGATAGCTTTGGCTTTTTTATATAAGTGTTTATTTTTAATGTGGTCTTTATGTGTATCGATAACAACAACATTATCTCTATCAACTAACCTAATTTGTTCCGGTGTTAAGTTTAAATCAACGATAAAAATTCTATCGTAATGATCTAATGTCTGTAGAGCTCCCTTAAACCTACCTGTAATAGTATATTCTGAAACATCATTAATGTTAAATATCTTTGCATCTTTATACAGCCACTTTAATACGAGAGCTGACCCCGCTCCATGTAAATCAGTATCTGTCCATACTTGAATATTCACCACAATTATTTATAAAAAGTTCCCTATGATGCAAGCCCAGCTAAAACATTAAGAGTTTCATCACCGTCATCTTCAAATTCAATATCATCAGCTTCTTCAATAGTAAGTGTAGAATAATCTATTCGCATTGCTTGTGTCCTGCCGCGTGGACCGTATCTGTTTTTCATCATACCTAATCTAATAATTCCTAATTCCCTGTCTTCCTCGTTTTGATAGATAGATACGATAACATCTGCAGTTGCTGCAAGACCTATAGATTCAGATATAGTAGCAAGATCAGGATTATCTTGATCAAACCCCGCTCTATTTAATTGCGTTGCAGAAATAATAGGACATTCAAACAAATAACTCATAGCACGGACTTGCTCCGTTACATGTTTAATTCTTTCATATGAATTATTACCCATTGTAGAGTGCATTAAGTTGAGATAGTCTAAAATAATTGCATCCAGCTTAATACCCTGTTCTTGAAACTTCTTGATAAAGCCTTTTAGTTGACCGGGTGTAATTGTCGAGGGAGGAAACTCTTTAATAAAAATTTTACCCTCTTCACCTTTAATTGCTTGCTTAATAGCTGGGGTATTACCTACCATTTCCTTCATCGGCACCTTCGTTACATTAGAACAAATTCGTCTCGCATAAAGTAATTCTGACATTTCGAGAGTTATTAACAGTACATTCTTACCTTCTTTAGCAATATTATGAGCTACATTACCTAAAAAGATAGACTTACCAATATTCGTTTCACCAGCAAAAACATATAATGATTTACCGGCTTCAAGGAAACCACCATCCAAACAACCATCTAACCATTCCCATTTACTCGGAATATGTCTCTCAACCGAATTTATATCATCAATAAGAGTGTCAATATTGGTATATAAGTCTAATCCGAGGTCAGTTACTAGGTTAATATTACACGACTTTTCAAATTTATCTAATACATCTGATGTATCAACCTTTCCGCTTGATACGTCTTCAGCAACATTAAGCATTGTATGATAAACAGCTTTTTCTTTGAGAAATTGTTCTGTATTATCGTAGAGTTCTTCTTTATCTAAATTTTTATCAATATCATTGAACGTGTTAACTAACCTCTTAAAGGAACTTTTTTGTTCATCAGAAACTAGATATGACTTAATTTCTGTTACTGTAGGTAGTTTATTACGTTTTTCAGAAAAGTCTTTAACTATAGCAAAAATACTTGCTATAGCTTTATTTTTAAAGTATTCAGGTTGAACAAAGTCAGCAATTGAAGCAAGATAGGTTCCATCTGTTAACGACTTATAAATAAGAACGTTTTCAAAATAATCTAAGTCTAGCTTGCTCACACTTTAATGGTATTATAATTTATTTTGTTTTCCACTTATCGAGAAACCACTCGCTTCCTCTCTTAAATTCTTCTGTCACTTGACTAAGTCCAGGTGATTGATGTGTAATTAAAATATCACCTACACCAAGTTTAAATCCAGCCTTATGACATTGCATAGAATAGTCTAAATCATAAAGATGCCATTTCGAAGGGCAAGATTCATCAAATCTAATTTTTTTAAATACCTTACGGCTAATAGCTAAAAATACACCATCAAGTAATACTACTCTTTTTGGATAACAACCAAAAGCAGTCATGTGTTTTTCTTTTTCGTCGCCATGTGCTACGGCGCCATGAAGATTTCCGGATCCAAATCCACCGCCCATTATATGCCAAAGAGCAGGACTTTGTAATTTAACTTGTGTTGTACCAGCTACCCCCACAACGTCAAACTTTTGTAATAGTGGTTGTAGTTTTTCTTCAGAATAATTTTCTAAAATAACATCATCATGAACGAGAATAAGGCAATCCATATTTTCTTTAATTGCAAAGTCAATAGCTTTGTTATAACACTTTGCAAGAGATTTAGTATTGTTTTCTTGGATCCATACAAATTGATCAGTCGTATTGTACAAGGTAGTTGCTTCTTTTTTACCTTGTGATGGTGCAAATATAAACGTTTTCATATAAACGAAAATGGAGAATCAGATTTAAACGTTCCAGCTTTGTTCCATCTCTTAGTTTTAGTATTTAATTTCATTATAACTCCTTCAGAAAGTTCCTTAAACCCGTCGCCGCCTAAAGTAGAATAGTCACCTTTATTGTTATAATGTAATATCGAACCAGATCTTGCTAAGAAAACTTCATTTGTATCATAAAATATAATACTTAAAGCATACGTACCAGATAAACGCTCTAATGTTTTCTTTATAATAGTAATCGGATTAACAATTAATTTGCCTGTATCATATTCTTTTTGCGTAAAATATTCTAATAAGTTAACAATAACAGCAGTATCTATACTATTTGTCAAATGCCCACAATACTTCTTTTTAAGTTTTTTGTGGTTAGTTAAGACACCGTTATGTGTAATACACCATGATAGTGTTTCAAAAGGATGTGATGTATGATAATCCCACGTTCTTTTAGCCGACGTAGGTGCTTGTACATGACCTAAAAAATATGTAGCGGTTGGTTCGTATGTATATTTATCAAAATCTATGTTACCTCTTTTTTTTCGTATAAACTGATCATCTCTTGCTAAACCAATTATACTACTAGCAAAATTACCTCTCTGTTTATTTGCTTCATACAACACCTCAAACATTGACTTATCATATGATCCAAAAATAGCACACATAACGTATATTAATATAAAGACGTTATTATTCAATGAGATTATTTTTCCCAGTCAAACTTAACCCCAGGTTCCCACATATATGAATTGTCTACATATCGACTACGTATATCATCTGGGCCTTTAGCCCTTGTTTTTTCATCTATACGACGCATGCGGAGTTCGTACGAGGTTGGTTCTCCTACAGGATCACGAAACTCTTTAGGTACCCTCCAAAATAAATCAATATTACCGTATCTCTTATCTTTTGCTAAAGAAAAATCCGGATAATCGACACCATCAATAGTATACCACTTTTTCTTTTTCTTTTTGGGCTTTTCAATCCCGAACCCACTTAGCGTTTTCTTTCCTAATCCTCTAACCTTAAATAAATCATTATTATTTCTAAAGGGCCGCATCCCCTTAATACGTTTAGATGTGGTCCTTCCGACTCCAGATAGATTACACAGCTCCTTTTCAGTCATTTCATTAAAATCTTTATAATTCAGCTTCATAGGTATAAATATATTATATGAGTTCCTTTAACTACACCGATGATTTTAGCGGCTTTAATGATTTAATCAACAGGGCAGAATTACTGACAGAAATGGCAGATACGGCAAAAAAAGCGCTCGCTCAACTTGCCAGGACAAAAGATGGTAAGGTGGGGTTAAATGAACTTATTAAACTCTATAAACATAAAAGAACTGATAAATCTCCAGCGGGCTCATACGCAAAAAATATGCTTTGGCTTAGAGCTATGCATGCTAAAGATTTAATTGACGACGACCAGTTTAACGCTATTAACGCAGGTAACATGGGGTCATCAACTGAATTTGCGAAGGCCGTTATAAAGGTCGCTCCGGATGCTCATAAATCTTTATACGGTGATGATCAAAAAAGTGAGGAACTCATTAAGTATATAGGTGACGATGCAGCTCGACTGGTTCGTGTTGCTATAATGAACATGCCTGGTGATCATTATATCGCCCCTGATTTAGAGGACGATGAATTGCAAGATGCAGTAGATGACACGGAAGTAGAAGATGATCTAGCCGATCATAAAGATGAGATTGGTCACGAGATAGATTTGACATCGGAAGACCCGGGGGCGGAGGAAGCCCGTTTAAGATACGCTAAGGGGATAACGAAAAAAGAAGTTGAAGATACTGTTTTACCATTTGATGATATTGATGTGATATTTGGTGAATTACCAGATAGAGACGAGATCATCGCGAAGATGGCTTAATATTGAAGTGCCGGCTGGCGCGTTTAATTATAACGATGTTGGTGATCAAATTACTGGGATGGCTCGGAGCCTGTCACCATATGCAAGAAAAATTGCAGGTGATAATTGGATTAGTGTAGATGTGATATCTGACACGCCCAAGTCGGATGAAGATTTCGAAATGGGTGTTGAACCAGATGAATCTAATGAATATGAACAAGGGTTAGACCAAGTTCAGAGTGACGAAGAGGCTGAAGATTGGGCTAAAAAGGCCGCGGCCAGTATTGAGAAGAAAGGAACAGAAGGGGAATTTACTAAATACTGCGATGGTGATGTTACCCAGGCGTGTGTTGATAGAGCTGCTAGAGGAAAATCTACAAAGCGGAAGCGGCAGGCTGCTTTTGCTGCCAATATTAGTGGAAACGATAGATTGACATATCCTAAAGAAGAAGAAAGCCAGGAGGAGCTTGATCACTTCTTAACTAAAGAGCAGCCAGAGGATTATATCCCGTCGCCTGATTATGAGGATGTTTTAAATGATCTTGTTAACAAAGATAAGAAAGAGCATGCACTAAAGAAATTAAATGGTGA